AAGTTAGCAAATGTTCCAAATGGCACGAATGGCACAAAGGGCACAAACGAAACAAAATTGATTTCATGATTTCGGTGATTGTATCATGGAAGGCAGGACGGGGAGGCGGAGTTCTCCCCGAGGTTATTTACTAGCCCTTTAAGCCGTACCGTGTAGGGTCGCAACCTTACGGTGCGCAAGGGCGGCTGATATATAAAAGCAGCCGATGGCCCAGCCGGAAGGGAGTCGTGCAAAGGGGTACGCCTGATAAGCGCACTTGGCTACACATCCAGTTGTTTTTGAATGAAAAAAATCCTCTTAAATAAGAGGATTAGTAATTTTATTAAATGCACAGGTCAATAAAACTTTGTCCAAGTGGTGTAATTGTAACTATCCCTTTCTTTAATTCAATTTTTTCATAGATTTTTTCAAAGTTAATTAGATCACTGTTCAAAGACGAAATTCCAGATGTAAATAACTGTTCTAATTCTTGATAAAACGGTATATTTAAAAATTTTTTATAAAGGGCATCATTTACTAGATATTGTTCATAGTCGATAACAACCAAACCCAAACGATGTAAATTTGAAATAGACGTTGCATTTAAATCAACATCGATAATTTCTGTATTCTCAAGAAAGACGTTTGTTTTATAAGGTGTCTTTCCTTTATTATTTTTTATCACTAATTCATATTCTACTATAGGAAATCGATTCTTCAGTTTGAATAGTTGCAAATTTTTAGCATCCAATGGAGACAGCTGTTTAATAATCTCTACAAATGATGGATGAGCTTTAGCAATTGTATCAACGTTAATGGAAGCAGCTATAAGATTAGCAAACATTGATCTTAATTCGTCACTTTCAAAATAATATTTAGATGCTTCAATACTTGGACCAACAATATGTAGTGGTGGTTCAACTAATTTTTCTTGTGGAACTGAGGTAACTTTCTGTTCTAATTCTTCTTTAAATTTATTAAGCGCAACTAATCTTTTATGCTGTGTTTTTTGTGCATATATATCTATTCCTCCAAATACCATTGTCCATATAGAAGATAGAGTATTTCCTACTGATTGGGCAACTGGTGTTATTGCTTCATCAAGAAATTTTGGAACTAAGTTTATTTCCATAGTTATTCGCCTCCTTTTATTAAAGTATAGCGAAAAAAAGAAGGAATGAAGAGAAAAAATGGGAACTATTTATGAGCATCCATTTTTAACTACATGGTTTATTACATGGATATTTTTTTGTTTATCAAGTGTTGTGGCAATGGCAAAGAAATAATTGCAGGAAAATTTCTCCTTGTGTCGAATTACAGGGCAAAGGGAGATGAAAGTAATGAGCGCACAAAACGAGTTATACGAAGTAATTAATGAAAAAATGTCAGATGAAGAAGTTCGAGAAGCATTATTAGATATTACGCTATTGTTAAGCAATACCGAAAGAAGCAAGGAAGAAACTTACGATATGTTGGTTGAAATATTTCAACAAAGAATTGAAAATAAATATATTTACTAAAGCATCCTTCGGGGTGCTTTTTCTTTTGAAAAAAGGAGAATCAATCAGATGATTGAACTTATAGGTAATTTTAGCATAGAAATTGAATCAGAAGAGGCAATGCATCAAATGTTTGGGAGTAAATTGCCATTTGCTTTTGTGGGAAGTAGTGAAAAAATCGAAATTAAAGGAACAGGAACGATTGTGACAACATTTTCGCCTGTTGGAACCATCGAAACGGAAGAACCTAGAGAATTCGATATCATAAGAGGATTGTCGGGAAACGAGGAAATCACTTTAAAACTCGGAAATCATGTGTTTTTGGCTATTCTTAAGCCTGAAATAAAGGAGAATTTTATTTCAGACGGAGTAGACCATAGCAAACGTAAATTATATAGAACGTATGAGCTCATAAGAAAAGGTATTTTACTAGAACATAAGGAATTGGTAAGTCACTCATAAAGAGTGGTTTTTTCTTTTGCTCCAAAACAAACGAATAGCATTTGGAGGTGGGTGAGATGTAGTGGTCAATTGGGAAGAAATCAGACGAGAATGGGAGACAACGAAGATCACTCTAAAGGCTCTGGCTGAAAAGCATGGAGTGAAAATCGGTACCCTTAAAAGTCGTAAGAGCCGAGAAGGCTGGTCGAGAGATGGACCGGGTAAAAAGGATGCAACCAAAAAGAAAAAGGTTGCAACCCCCAGCAAAAAGGATGCAACCATTTCTGATCATATATCATGGGTTGAAATTGAAAACGAATATGTGACGGATATTAGAAAAAAACCAAGTACCCTCAAGGATTTGAGCAAGAAATACAATATCCCTTTGCAAACGATAAAAGAGTATTCGGCGAGAAATAACTGGACTGAAAAAAGAAACCAACATCGTACAAACATCGTACAAAAAACGGCAGAAAAAACAGCTGAAATTATAAGTGATGAATTGTCCATCGTAACAGCACGTCATCTACGTGTATCCGATAAACTCATCGACATTATCGAAAAAGCATTAGAAGATGAAAACGAGCTATATAAATACGTTGAGAAACTGCGTCAAGGTTATGGTCCGGGTGAATTTGAAGAATCCATTGTCGTGGACGTAAAGGATGCTTTAAATGATTCAAAACTTGTGAATATCGTGAATTCGCTTGATAAGCTTCAAAAAATGCAACGGCAAACACTTGGCATTCTTGACGCTAAAGACCAACATAAAGTCGAAATGGATAAACGAAAAATGGGTGATGCCGATGAAGAATTTGAAGACGATGGTTTCTTAGAAGCATTGAACGGAACGGTTGAAGAGGTGTGGGATGATGAAACGTAAACCTGCTCCTTTTCGATTCAAGCCATTTTCCGTAAAGCAAAAGAAGGTCCTCACATGGTGGATGCCAGGATCTCCACATGCGGATAAAGATGCCATTATTTGTGATGGTTCCGTTCGTGCTGGTAAAACAGTCGTCATGTCACTATCGTTTGTGATGTGGGCGATGGAGACGTTTAACGAAGAGAATTTAGGAATGGCAGGAAAGACCATCGGAGCATTGCGGCGGAATGTGATTACTCCACTGAAACGAATGCTCAAGTCGAGAGGTTACAAAGTCAAAGATCATCGAGCCGATAACTATTTGGCTATATCGTTTAAAGGCAAAACAAATTATTTTTATGTTTTCGGCGGTAAAGATGAGAGCTCCCAGGATCTCATTCAAGGTATCACCCTGGCAGGAATGTTCTTTGATGAAGTGGCCTTGATGCCCCAATCCTTCGTGAACCAAGCAACAGCCCGTTGTTCTGTGGAAGGTTCGAAGCTGTGGTTCAACTGTAACCCTGCAGGTCCCTATCACTGGTTTAAACTCGAATGGTTAGACAAACTTGAAGAAAAGAACGCCCTTCATCTTCACTTCACTATGGACGACAATTTATCTTTGTCTGAACAGGTGAAACAAAGATATTACCGCATGTATAGCGGCGTCTTTTTTCAGAGATTTGTACTTGGGCTTTGGGTCCTTGCAGAAGGTCTTATTTACGATATGTTCAGCAAAGATGAACATGTTGTACAAACGGAGCCTCGTCCATATGAGAAATATTATGTATCGTGTGACTACGGTACAAAAAACCCTACGACATTTGGTCTGTGGGGCTTTTTTAATGGCGTTTGGTACAAAGTCAAGGAATATCACTATGATGGACGAAAACGCGGAAAACAGAAAACAGACCAGGAATATTATGAGGATTTGGTCTCGTTTATTGCGGATATCGAAAAATATCGATTAAAAGGTGTTATTGTAGACCCTTCTGCATCGTCTTTTATTACATTGTTAAGGAATAATCATGTAAAAGTGATCGAAGCAAAAAACGATGTACTAGATGGAATTCGGAATGTAGCAACAGCGTTGAATAAAGGAATGATTCTATACAATGACTGTTGCAAAGAAACGTTCCGCGAATATTCTTCTTATGTTTGGGACGAGAAAGCGGCTGAACGTGGAGAAGATAAGCCTGTTAAGCAAAATGACCACCAATTAGACGCTGATCGTTATTTTGTGAATACAGTGCTATTTGGCAATAAAATCCGCGCTGTTCGTTCTCTTTATTAATGTGTATTAAAATATATCCAGGAAAAATCTTGATAATGGAGTGATTACTATAATCAAGATTGAATTTGATAAATTGAGTGACAAGTGCAAGGTGCAAGATTTAACTAAAATACTTCCTGGAACAAGCGGAATCTATTTTATCTATAATCGTAAAGGTGAATTGGTCTATGTAGGGCGTACTAAATGTTTAAGGACAAGATTAACAGATCATTTTGCCGGAAGAACTCATACAAAACAATTTTTCAAGGATTTTTATGAATTCAGATATATGGTCGTGAAAAATAAGACTGAACGAAAGATATATGAGCTATATGCGATCAATACACTAAAACCTAAATATAACCAAGCTGATATCTATGATGATGAGGAATTCGAAGATGTCATAGATGACGAAAAAGAAAAGTTAGCTCATTTTGTCCTTCAGTTGCTAAAAGTTAATAAGGGTATTCCGTTAGGGATCCACGTTATCAAACAAATATGTGAAAACAATAATTTTGTTGATGTAAATTTGTTTGATGACTTTGTTCAAAGATACCTGAATGAAAATGGAGTTCGATTTCACGGTAAAAACTTTATATACAAATGATACACCGCATAATGGCGGTGTTTTTTCATGCCTTCTGAATCGAAAAAATGTATAAAAACTTGCATAAAAAGTG